TTGCTGATGCTCCAGAGTCGGCTCCAGGAGAATCCTGGGGATCAGGTTATGACATCCCCGAAGTATCGAACACAAAAGACACGCCATATATTTTCAATGTATTACCAGAAGGAAGCGGATTCACGATGGACTTTGAGTTTAGTTTTGATAACTGGGTCAGTCCACCGATTGATTACCAACCAGTATCAGTTGTAGCTCTAGTTTCAGAACCAACTCCGATGAAACTGACTTATGTTGAACGCGATTCTAGATGGCCTTCTTGGAATTGAACTCGCGAGCCAGGCGACAACACCTGGCACATCTAACTTGAGTTCGATTTCTAGTATCCGCGTTCTTAGATATACGAGTTCCACATTTACAATTCATCATTCGCACACTCACCACATACTCCTTCATAAGCAGGCTTTCCATCGTTATCATACTCATAAGTGAAAGCAAGATTATCAAATGATTCTTGCCTACCACACATTCCACACACGAAACTCATCTTAGATCCACCACTTCACAAACACAATATTTTATTTTAGGTAATACATTCAAAGTATTAGATCCACAAGTGCATTCGTAATACTTGAACCACAATTGCATCTGTTGATCTGGATTAACTACAACCTTGGTCCTCCAATGTCGGAGACAACGGCGACATTGAAATCCTAATACTTCTTTTTTATGACTAGCTACACGGTCGTACTTGGCTCCACAATCACAATTAATGGTAGTCATGCGTTCATCTCCCAGCATATTTGGCACTTCGGTAACAATTCGGGGTTACATTTGCCATCATCGCGGTTCTTTCGATGTGCTTTTGACCCAGTATGATCGATGTCTGCCAGGTATCGAACCATTGCAGAGGTCTCAATCGCCCTCTGCACCCATGCAGAGCGGTTTCCGTTGGTATATTCAGCCGCCAATCTGTCCAAATTGCGCTTCGCTTCTAGTGTCAATGACACCGTAATGATGGTTTTATCGTCCCTCATGGTCAAGGGTGCTACTATGTTATTAATAAATAATCCGGCGGAGGGTATAAAAGGATGGGAAAACGATAGGGTGGGTGTGCTGGGGGGACACTTATGGTGTGCTGATTGGCTCGCTTCGCTCGCAAAGATAGGAATCCAGGTGTGAGGGGTAACAGCAGGTTTACTTTATACACCGTGGAATGGTGGGGTGTGTATGGCAACCGCAATAACCGGCTCCTTTTACCTGACTCAAACTGTGACTTTACCCGTTGCCACTGCAAGTGGTACCAGAGTCTCAGCCACTGTAGATCTATCAGCATATGTCAATGTCCCAACTGGACAAGCGATTGCTATTGAATCCGTAGACTTCGTTCATCAACTCGGCTCAGACTATGGTTCTGATGTAGGTGGAATGCTATCATCCAACGGAGCTCTTACATCTCAATTAGTAGATTTGAACCCTGCTGGAGCATTAGTTCGAGCAGACAATCATTCTCTAGTAGCATCAAGCGGTCTAAGTATCGATCAAGTAAACAACATCGCTACGCACTCCGCGGACTTGTACCCTGACAACTTTGGGCCTGCTGCACATAGCGAGTCCTTCATGGTGGTCAATGATACTCTTTACCTAACTGCTGGGCCTGATAGTGCAAATACTGGAACTTCCGATGTTTTCGTCACTGCTCGTATTCGTTGCCGTGTAGTTAAGTTGTCTACCAAGGACTGGATGGCAATTGCAATACAATCTACTGCTGAGGCTTGATTGCCGTGGCTTGCGAAACTTGCAAGTTGCTCCAGGAGTTGTTAGTTAGTGCTGGCGTCACTCCTGATATTGCTACACCGATTAGCAAACTTGCTGCCCCTCTTGAGAAGAAGGCGAAGCGGAAGGCTAGCGCTTACAGTATCAAGTACGGTAAGGCTTTCAAGCGAGTCGCTGGAAAATACAAACTCAAATCTGGAGCATGGGCAAAGAACGGATTCAAGCGAGCGCAGAAGGAAGCTCACAAAGTAGCAAAGAGGATGAGATAAATGAAAGGACGCAATGAAACTCTAGTAGTAATGACACCCAATGTTGATGCCACATATAATGCGGGCATCGCCGGATGGTTAGATCCTAACGGCTATGAGACATTTCTAACTGACTCTCTCCTATACACTTCTGTTATCGACCTCTCAGGATGGACTATGGAGAAGTTCACCTTTGGCACTGTACAGTCACAATTTCAAGACCCTGGCGTCTATACTACCACTTCTACATCAGGTAGAGTTGAAGTTATCGACATCATTAGCCAGATTCCATTATCGCGTTCATCCCCACAACTTGCTAACATTGTGGCTAACATGGGAATCAAAGCGCCTGGTATGTTGGGAACAGGTCAAGACTTCTCTACTATCATCTATGGAAACTATCGTTTGTATGTACCTAATGCGGCACTTGGAGCATTCCCTGGCTTCTTGCAATTATTGTCATCGAGTTCCTTTGGATCCAAGGAACCAACAGCCGCTGAGAATCTTTACTTCTATCGAATAGTAAAATGTGCGGGCGCTGCTCCTGATACTTTGACACTTCCAGCAAGTCGCATAGGATTATTCGGAACCTTCTACCAGGAGGAAGACAAAGAATACATGATGAGACTAAAGAGATCATACGAACTTCAACAGTTGGTAGATTGAAATGGCTATGGGCATCTGGGAAGGAGTCGGAACAATTACCGGCACTTGGCTCGGAATGACAATATGGGCGGCTGGTGCTGTACCTGTCGGAATATCTGACGGTCCACTTCCAATAATGGACCTTGCATGGATGGGAGCCAATTACAAAAACACCCAAAGACTTGCGAAAGGAGGGGCTGCAATTGGCAAAGGCATTGATGAATACCTTGCTGATGCTCCAGAGTCGGCTCCAGGAGAATCCTGGGGATCAGGTTATGACATCCCCGAAGTATCGAACACAAAAGACACGCCATATATTTTCAATGTATTACCAGAAGGAAGCGGATTCA